TTGAAGTTTGATACTTCGTTTTGGCTAGGTGCTTTCGGCTCAATCACCGGCAGCGTTGCCCTGATTTATTCCCGAAGACAGGCTCTTGCAGCCGAAGGCCCGACAAATCCCGAGATCGAAGTACTCAAAGAGGGAGGAAATGGTGAGGGCTGGTATGCTATCGAGATCATTACAAGAAACAAGACACACAAGAGTTGGGATCTACGAACTGCAGCGGTGAGAAGTCCAAAAGGCTCGAAAATCGTCGCTGCCAAACATATTTCGTCTTATGATGCCGGCGGTCGTTATCGAACTGTCATGCCGTCCTTGGAAATAGCATCGAATTTGTCATCAGTAACGACCGCCGCTTCATCCGTATGGCCGGCAGGCACTTCAAGCTCGCTAGGTGCTGGAGATCAATGTCGGGAAGAGTTTTTTATTCTTCTGCCGCGCAAATCTCGCCATTGGCATTTTTTTCGACGCAACTCTCTATCGATTTTGTTCACCTTTGAAGATCGGGCAGCTACGCCTCGGCGGCGATATATAAAACTTAGGAGGACTATTCGGCCGAGCTGACAAACGTACGTTTAGTAGGGCAATTTATCCATACACAACCTTATCATCGGCATTTTGAGGAACGCGCCAATGACCTGCTCCGCCTTCCGCCAGGCCGATATTGTGCTCGTCCGCGCATTAACGATGGACCGCCTCCCTTCATCTAGGAAGCGGATGATCTTCGCAATTACTATAGTCGCACCGCTCTGGGGCGAATCCCCAAACGGATGGCGCTGGTCCGCCATAAGCTGCAGCTAGACACTGTTTAGTATATCCAAGACTTAGGCCCGCCGATGTGGCAACATATTGCGGATCAAGTGGCCGGTGATGAAGATATTCTCCATACAGATTGGTGCAGAGTTCAAAATAGCGCATTGTGTCGATTATTAAGCAATGCCACATCAGATCAACGGGCAACGTCGGAGAAAACGCAAAGTCCGGATCCGGGTAGAGCAATCTAAGCGAGAGAAATCGCTTGAATTCCAATTCAACAAGCGGAATAAGCCCAGGCCTAAGCTTAAACTTGGGTTCGTAGAGCATCTCGTCTCTTTCCCGAGACATATCAAAATCTTGCAGATAGCTTAGTTTATTTTGGATGTCACCTTTATCGGAAAAACCTGGGAGTATTCCGAGTGGTCCCAGAGTTACTTTTGGTGGAGCATCTAAAGGTATATTCTTGCGACCTTTCATGATCTGCGCCCCCTCAGGTTATGTTGCACGCGACAAACTCAGCGCACTATGGTCGCGATAATCGCCCCTACGTCCATTTAGGTTTTCGGGTATATGCATTCCCAAAACAGATGAACTTGACACCAGGCATTAGGAAGCATGAGGGTGACGCAGCGCTTGAGGTTTACTGGCTCGCCGATACTCCATTCAATACCCGCGAAACCTTCAATCGGTTATCCCAATTCGCGATAAATTGGCGCGCGATCTCGGAGCCCTCGGTGAAGGTCGCGTTCTCCGCATTCCGCTTCTGCGCCGCGGCGGTGTAATTGTACGATCCGCCGATCGTCAGATGACCGTCGATCACAATGATCTTGTTGTGCGCTATCGCCGGCTCGAAGTTGATCCAGACCGGAACGCCGGCGGCTTCGAGGAATGTCGCTCATCCGCCGATTTCAAGGGTAGGTAAATCGGAGCGATACGGATCCTGCGCTTGACCGCCGATCATATGGAGGAAGTCAACTACCGAATATTGCCAATGGTGATTACCGTTTTGCGTACTGCACTGCATTTTCAATTCAGATGAGAATGCCCTTCAGGCGCGGGATCTGGGAGGCAATAATGAACGGAAAAATGACATATGCTATTCTTGTTGGCTTGACTGCGGTAGCCTCGCCCCAAGTCGCTCACGCCGATTTTTGGAGCAAGCATGTTGCTATTCACCCGAAGAGCTTTGGCGAGCTTCTGCCGCCTTGCTGGGGACATCCCCAAGATTGTCGGCCGGAGAACATGCCGGGCGATACAAAAAATGGAAATTCGAGTCCCTCTCAACAGCCAGTCTCACCCAATTATGCGGCAGCATGTATCTGCCTTCAAGAAGACGGCACGAAGATAGTGTGGTTCACGTCAAAGCCTCTCTCTTATGGTCAAGTCAATGTAGACGTGACCGTCCATACTTACGAGGGCTGCGATAGTTTTGTTCGTTGCGAATACAGGTATTACACCTCTTTTAACGGAACAATAAACGCATCCAGTTGGGCGTGGCGTCAGAATACTATCAACGGAAATACAATATATTTAATGAGCGGCCGATAGCTCATGTCACTTCCGCAATTTTCCCGGTACACCCCAGACATATTGACTCTTCCTCAAAAGGGAAAATCTAAATAACCATCGTGATTATTAGAGAAAGAAGCTGATTTTTCGCTACGACTACTTACACTATTCACAAGGCCAATACGGAGTGATACTTTTAAATTGCGCAGGTTACTGAATTCCAGTTCAGCCCCGACTCGCGCAATAGTGCTACGTAGCCGCCCTGTCTGGCCCCACCGGGCAGGGCATTCATTCAGACTACTAGAGCCCTGATTGGGTGTTACAGTTTGATACTTTCCCACCAAGCTTAGCCCGACTTATCATCGGGCTTTTTTTGCGAAAGCAGTGATTCGGAGGGCCCAGCCGATATCCTCGTTTTCGGTCCGCCTTCGGCCGGATCCCTCCGTCCTGGGGGACTGCAACATACACCATTTTAGGAATGACTCGACTTTTGCGAGATTTCAGTAAAATGGAAGCATGTATCGGAGGATGCAATGTCGAAATTAATGATGCGGCTCACGTTTCTTTTTCTGGCAACTGCGATTGTAGTCGTTCCCACATTGGCAGATGCGCGAAATACCCCATGCTCCGGCAAAAAAGGCGGCGTGGTTTCATGCACGTCGGATGGAAAATTTCTCTGCAGAAACGGATCGATCAGCCGATCGAAAATGGAATGCCGGGGATGAATGGAGTGGGAATGCAGACGATATTTGAAATTATACAACCGGGCACCTGGATAGATGATCCAGACGAAGTCTGGGCACATGAATTATCTTCCCTACTTCTCAGCCTGGAAAGTGCTTATTTTGAAGCCTATACATCCCTGATTCTCTATAAAAAGCAGAAAGATGCCAAGTTGCGAAGGCTCGGGAGCGATATCGAACGAAGGCGAGCAAATATTTCCCAGTATATGGATGAACTAAGAGCTGAGAATGCCGCGCTTCAAGCGGAAGCCTATAGGCGCATTGGGAAAGAACTGGATCTTGATAATTGGGATGAGTACGGGAGAACGATTGGGAAGATTAAGGTTGAAAAAGAGCTCTCTAACGGCAATCTGCCCTCTAGCATGGAACATCGTGTGATCTTCATCTTCGCAAAGGCATTCCTTTACTCCCTCGATCAGTTCCAACAAACCCTTTTAGTTCTAAAAGAAGATCCGAAAGTCGGCAGCGTTGTTGCGCCTATCTACGACGATTTTCAAAAGCATGTGCCGTTGCTCCGAGCTACGCGAAACAGCGCACATCACATGGAAGATCGCGTCAGAGGTTTGGCAGGAATCGGAAAAAACAAGAAAAAGATTATACCAAAGCCGGTACAAAATGGCGCGATCGACGCTCCAGGTGGCGTTCTAACGCTTCAAGATCTTTTCAACGATCAGCTATCGTACACATCGGAGCAGGGTGATTTAGTCTATGTAGAAGTGTCCGAAGGTACGCTTCGGGCTGCACAAAGCGCATATCAACGTCTGCTGAATCACCTGCAATGGAAGGGACCGTCGAGTTTTCTCCCCTGAGCTTAGAATGTCAGCTCGACCTGCTTAACCCATCGTTCAGCCCGCAGATCGCCCCTTAAGCCGCCGCATCAATTCGTCGAATATCACATCCGCGAGCCACATGGCGCATACGCCGACGACGAAAGCCGTAGCGTTCATGGCGGCGATATCGCGCTCGGGAAGCGGCCAGTTGATGGCGCGCAGATAGAAAAGCGCCGGCTCCGTCAGATATGCGGCTGCGATGGCACCGCAGATCGGCGATGCGAATATCTCACGCATTGTATAACGCCGACGCGACAGGCCGCGCAGGACGCCGCCCATAAGTCCAGCAACCGCCACGCCTGCCTTGATGCCAAGCGCTTCCAGAAAGTCATTTAGAGACATCCGCCCCTCGATGGTTTGTCAATTAGATCGAATACCACGCCAGCAGTAGAAGCGCCGCCAGTGTGGAAGAGAATGTGGTGAAGCCGAGAAGGTTCGCGGCCGCCATCATTTCGATGTCGCGCCGAAGTTGGCCTTGGTGTCGTTGTAGAACAAGGCGCAGCGGCCACTACGCGCGTTTGCCCGATCAAGAGCCACTCGCTCTCGCACGAGGACGGAACGCAGCTCGTCGCCTACCCTGACGGCGGCGTGCGGCTCTTTCTTCCGGCAATCGTCGGGCAGCCGCGGCAGATTGGTGCCGGCGGCGATGACGCCCTTTTCCGATGATGCCTTTTCCAGCCGGTCAGTGAGACTGCAGCCAGAGGCGATCAGCATCATCGACAAGGCAACTACGGTTCCCAGCGGATAGCTTCTTTTCGTATTCGGCAATTGCAACATCGGTTTCGGCATCCTTTGCCTGCTGTGCGAGTTCATCTGCGGCTTGGCGCTTGGCGGCTTCGGTGAGAACTTGGGAAGCGGCGTTGCGCTGGCGCTCCATTTCAGTCGCCTTGGCTTCTGCCGTCGCCTTTTCGGCGAGCTCGACATATCCAGTCCGAGCGCGATGCTCTGCGGCCGGAATACTGATGAGGCTCATGAAGACGTAGACGAGGAAGCCGCCGACACAAGCGCCGGCGCCGAGCTTGAGATAATCAAGGAGACCAAACATCAGAGGCCGAGCCCTGTTCGGCAGAACTCCCGCTCGCCCATGCGGGAACCATCGCCATCCTTTCGGCGAAGATCGAGCCCGCGCACGACCTGGCCGCCGGCCCGGTTATAAAGGGTCAGCTTCTCACATGCCTGGGCAAAGGATGCCTTCGCCTTGTCTCCATTCCCCTTCTGCTGCCAAGAGATGCCTTCACGCATGAATGCTGCCGCAGAGGAATTGCAGACGCCACCGACCCCGATGTTCCACGATAGATCCAGCATGGAGGCACCCACCGAAAGCGGCGCGTCGTCGAAACCCTTGATGCACTTCTGAAGTGGCCGATGATAGTCCTTCTCCATGCGAGCATAGAGCATGTCCATGCACTGTTGCTTGGTGTAGGTATCGCCCTTCTCAACGTCTTTCGTCTCGCCGGCGCAGACAGTCCATACTTTGCCAAGACTATCCCAATAGGCAGTGGTGCGAACACCTTCCCATGGAACCGTCAGATAGGTCGCCGTCATGGCTACCAGGCCAAGACCAGACGCAAGCGCAGTTTTGGCGCGTTTACTCGCCATCTTCATTTCCTTTCAGGTTTTCTTGGGCGACGAGGCGGCTGATCAGCGCTCCGCAGGTCACGAGGCCAGACAATGCGGCAAAGACACCGCGCGGGATGGTGACGACTTGATCAATGATCGGGAGGGCGATTTCGCAGCCGGACAGGATGCCGGCCACGACAATGAGGCGGATGCTCCACGCGCGGCGAAGCACCCAGCCCGCATTCGGGACGAGTTTCGGTTTCATAAGATTTCCCGAGAGATAGAGGTGCGCACTGCCGCGAAAAATTTCGCGTGGTCCATAATATGCTTCTAATGAAAAGGCGCCCCGAAGGACGCCTGATTGGATGCGTTGAATTGAATTTCTGGAGACAAAAAGTGGCCTAGCAATGAGTAATGATGCCGTTTGTCACGACCATAGTTGAAAGGTTGACCGTGCCTGCTGCGCAGGAAACGCCGGTCTGGCCGTTCGCTACGAACCCACCATTTGATGTGATTGGGCCGGCGGTTGTTGTGAACCCGCCTGAACCGAGCGCGCGTACCGCCGCGGTACCCTTTCCCTGAAGATCGAGGCTGATGTTGGTATCGGATCCTGATGCCGAAATGACGGGACCAAAACCAGCAGAGTTGTTTTTGATGGTCGGATAGTTCACACCAAAGGCCGTGCCCTGCAGGGCAGCCACCACACCACCATTCTGCTTATATTGGAGTGTGTTAGACCCAGCATACTGCAGGCATCCGTCATTGCTATTCAAGCAGATATACTGGCCCTGCTTCGCATTGATTGCAGTCGTCAGACTATCGTTAGTCGTGTCGAAACCGGTTGTATGGCTTCCGGCGAGTTGGAAACCAAATGTCGCATGCGTGCTGCTGATCCAATCATTATCTGAAAAAAGATTGGATCCGTTCAGCAGGAAGCCGTCATAGGCTGCAAAGGCGCCTGGATTGCCGGTTCCTGCGCTGGTAGTAGCCGCGGCGTAGTAGGCTGCAGTTACACGATTGCTGGATAGAAATTGCTGGAAGATCCCAGCCGAAACCGCTCCGCCAACGGGGAACTCCTGATTGAAGTTACTGATATCGTTCTCATATCCAAACATAGGGTAGTTGCCGACCCTCGCGTGCTGAGTGATATCGGTATTGAATGCCCACGCGTTGCTACCGCCTGGAACGACATTGACGCCAATGAATTCGCCAACCTTCTGATTCCAGTGGGTTTGCACCCCGGCACCGGTACCGACCTGCATGTTGATCGCGGAGCCATACTCCTGAATACCATTGCCCTGCGTCGTGTTCGCCTGGACAAGATGCTGGGTTCGCACGAGGTGGCCGGCCGCCATACCTGTCACAGGCGGAAATTTTATCGAATCCGCACCGCCTACATCATAACCACTTACGTTTGCGAAGCAGGATGGTACGGCTGATTTCGTTGTCAAATAATAAGAGTATGCTGATACATCGCATGGCATTGTGGGAAGCGGATAGGCACCCACAATTTTGCTGTTGGTTTGACTGTTTGCGGTGGCGGTGTTGAAAGTTGGAGATGGATATTGCTGCGCAAATACAGGGCATTGCAGAGTGATCGCATAAATCAATGTCGCCATAAAACTCAAAATTTTCATGACATTATCCCTTTTTCTAGCTCTTGCTAATAACACCGTGATTGTTCCACCCCAAGCTAGGAGAAGCAGGTAACGTTGTTGGTAGACCATCGATAAGCATTCCGAAGAAAGTCGACGCATCCCTACCATTTAAGATGCCGCGCATGAACGCTGATATCGTAAGGGGTGCCACAACCCCCGGCTCGATGAAGTAGATTATTGGATCACCGTCTGGGTCGATGGCATCGATCCTAGGTGCGATTACCGAGCTCGAGGCGCATCCGTCAGTCAACGGCGCCGCGCTCAACCTCGGCTTGGGATCAGGCCATTCTTTTAGGTATTGGTCGAAAGGCTTATTGGCCACCGAGGACATTTTCTATGAAGGCATGGACGTCATTGGAAACGACGTTGAACCTTTGCCTCTGTAGCCTATTAACGACGAACTGATATTCGCTGTCCTCGAAATCGATCGAGGCTTCAGCAACATCGATCTTCTCCAGGATCTTGAAACCCATACGGAACTCTTCGAGGGAGTAGCCGCCCTCCGGAGAGTTGCTCACGACAGTTTTCAGCATGTCGGAAAACATGGCGGCTTTTTCGGTCGGAAATTCGATCTTTTTCACGTTGTCATTCCTTTCGCTGATGTTTGCCGCTTAGAAAGTTGAGAGAGCGGCTCTCTTCCAGGAATTCGAGGCTGCGCAGACGTAGATGTAGTTTGCATCGAAGGCGACGTCGCCTTGGGTACCACTGGCAGTCGAGCTCGCCGGCGGATTGAATTGGGACCGCAATCCGCGAGTAGTCACCGTTCCATTGGTCAACACGGAAAAGTTTGTGCCGAAGATCTGGAAGTTGGTGTAGGTGCCATTCAGATATAGACCCGTCGGTGTCGTGGAAGCCTCATAGATCCCGGCAAGAGTTTTTGAGCCGGTCGAAGACAGAGCGGTCGGCGATGAACCGCTCGCTTCTACCGATGCTGAGCTGTAGGTGCCCGCTAGCTGAATTCCGCGTGGACTGGTCGAAAGCTCAACAATACCGGCTATCGTCTTTGAGCCGGATGAGGAGAGCGCCGCTGGCGTGGTGGCTGGAACCTCAATTGCTGCAGAACTGTATGAGCCGACGAGTCTGATAGCACGAGGAGCAGTAGAGCTGTCCTTTATGACGCTATCGGAGAACGTTGTGTTAAAAACGCCGCCAGCGCCGGAGCCAAATCCGATGCCAATTGCCCCGGAAGCATCGACGCAGATGATCGCGTTTGACGCTAGGCGATCGCCGTTAAGACGGATGCCCCAGAAACCAGCATAATTCGCAGTATTATCGGAGCTGATGGCGAGGGACGTGGTGCTCTTGTTCGTCCCCTTGGTATTGATCCAGACGTTGTAATAGTTGACTGAGCCGATTACGGCATCCGTGCCGCTGTTGTTGGTCAAATCAAATTCGGTATTGGCAGCAAACGGTGCATTATAGCCCGTGAAGAGCTCGAAATTGTTCGCTTGCGCCCAAGCTTGGCCGCCGCCGGCAATCGCCATGACTTCGTTATAAATCCCGACTTTAGCGAGAATAGCGGCATCATTAATCCACTGCCACACAACACTTCCATCGGAGATAGACGCGCTTTTACCGGTCGGTCCAGAGCCGCTCACTGCCGATGTTCCCGCTGTGATGCAGCGATAGACGTTCCCAGAGTTCGTGACATTGACACCAAGGGAATAGGCCGTATTGACCTTCCATGCCGACGCATAGCCCGTTGCAATTGTCGTCAGAACGCAGAAAGTCTGCTCTTCCGAATTGCCATCATCAGAGGTTGTTGCAGCAACGAGAAGAGTTCCTCGCTGGTTATCTGTCTCAACGCCGCCTGAGGGATTGGAAAACCTCGTCTGGAAACTCAAAGAGTTTCCGCCCGCTCCCATGAATACGCCGTTGGCCGGGCTGGTGGCACCAAGGCTCGTGAGCGCGAACGGCCCGGAAATTGATTGGGATTTGCTGAAAACATTGGCTGTGTCCGTTTGGATAGCGCCGATGGCGGCAGCAAATGCAGGTCCATCAGGAGCATTCGAAATGCTCCGAACGAATTCGGAAGCCGTAAATGTGGACGCAACCCCAACATCAGTGAAATACACAACTTGGTTGGCGCCAGGATTCGCCGCGTCGATCGCGGCGAGAGGAGGCCCGATTACCGCATCCTGGATATTGTTGATGATATTGGTGAAGGACATCGACTGGTAATTGTCGATGTCGGAATCCCACGCGAGCAAGAACGTCTTATCGGGATTCGATACGCTCGGCACCTGGACAAGGCTGCTATAGTCCGACTTTATGACGAGATCGACGCCGGTACGGATCGCCTTCAGGCCATCGGTTGCGGTAACTTTCGCCGGGTACCGCGGAACGACGCGGAGACGCAAAGAAGTCTGGCTCATGTTCTGACAATCCCGTCAATGACCGGTACGGAGCCAACGAGCTCCTGTTCGATGAAGTCTTCACGAGTGATGGCGATGCCGATTTCGTATGTGCCGGGCGCGAGGCGCCGCATCTCATCGGCGGTGAAATGCCATTGAATGATTCCGGTCGCAGTCAACTCGATATGACCGTCATCGGTTGAGGCTGACAGCACACGGCAAGGTGGGTTGCGGCTTCTGATTTCCAGGAGAACCGAGAGATCGGTCAAGTCAGTCAGGATTTCGCCGGTATCGTCATAAATAAGCTCGATCGTGCCGAACCAATCCGCGCGGTTCGACACCGGAGCAAAATTTGCCTCGTACATTGTCAAAGCCTTATGTAAATCGTGAGGGCGCGAGATGGCTGGATGTTGTTATGGGCTTGGCCGCCGCCCACCGGGCTCATAGTGATGCCGGTATAGGAGTTTGCGGTATTCAGAGCGCCTGGATCTGGCCCGCCTTGGGCATAGCCACCGAAATTACCTGGCGTGATCGGAAACCCCTGTGCTCGATTTCCCCAGTTATGGACGTGACCAGGATCGCTAAGGGGATGCGCATGGTTCGGCATTTCACCAACGGATAGAGTATGCGCCGCTTCACCTCCGGCCCAGCCAAGTCCGGCACCTGGAATAATGTTGGCCGCGATGTTGCCCATGACATCGGTACCGACGATCGCACGACCGCGCCAATCAGGAAGTGTCATCTGTTTGTTGGCGTTCCAATCCGCCAGAGCATTGGCGCCGCGGCCGCCCACCACCGTCAGATTGGGATCGGCATTCCATAGCCACGAGAACAGCGCCTGTGCGTCAGAATTTGCGCGCTCCGACGCTCCCGAGATGGCATTGCCGATCGTGCGGGCGTTGGCGCGAACGAAGCCCGTTCGAGTTCCGGTCCCGTAGCCCATGATCATATCGCCAGTGATCAATACAGAACTGGGATCGACTGGGTTATCGCCACCGCCGCCGCCACCTGTCGATGGGCCGATAATCGGCAGCCCATCGACGTCATAGATGATGACACCTTGTGAGCTCGTCAGGCGCTCGCGATAGAAGCCGTCTGCCTCGTCGAAAAAGACCGGCGGGAAATAGCCGTTTCCGTCAGTCTGCACCGGATTTGGGTGCGCGTTGATGGAGCCTAGCGAATACGACTTGTACACGGTGATAGGCGTCGTCGTGCCGCCCTTGTAGAAATACGCCCGCGCTCCAATGAACGGCTTGCCGTTCGCGTCATGGATCTGGGTATTGGACTGGTTCCAGAAACCGGCCATCTTTTATTTTCCTTCGATTTGGGGCATTGTCGCCGGAATGCAAACCATCGACCACGATCCGCAAGAGCCGAAGATTGACCGGACACCAGGGCCTTGGCGCTGGGTGTTTCCGATCGTCTTGGCGGTGATAGGTGTCAACTTGTTCACCGGCCAACTGAGCTGGCCTTCTTTCCTTGGCGGTCTGGGAGCCGGTGGCGTTCTGGCAGCCTGGGCGATTGAGGTTACTGGCAACAAGGTGCCGGAATCCTGGAAGCAGAAGCAGCCCCGGAGTTAATTCGCCACAGCTCGTCCCGGTCCGGTCGAAATCAGATTGTTCAGGATCGCAGTCGCCAACCCACGTTTCGCAGTATCAGACGTGACTTTGCTTGATGCGACGCTCAGCAAGTTGCGGGCAGACTGAGGATCTGTTTCCATTAGACCACGGCCGATACGCTCGATGACGCGCGGCGGCATGCCCTTCCCTTCGTTCAAGACACGTACCGCAGCCTGCACCGCAGCTGTCTTCAGGTTTCCGCTAAAGAGGTTAGACAGCACGGCGGGGTCAAAGTTGGCGATATCAGACATGTCCGCTAGGTTATCCGCAGTGCGCGAGCCGCCGATCGCCTGGTTCATTGTTTCGAACATGCGCTGCTCTCGCGACACCCGGTTTCCGAGCTGATCGCCCATCCCCGGAGCAGCGAACGCTTCGAACTCGCTCTCGTACTTCGGCGTCATCAGCATGCGAGCCTTGTTCGTCGTCGGGGACGAAGCAGCGGCTTCAACGCGGGTAATCAGAGGGTCGGCATAGCCGGCGCGGAATGCCTGCTGCTGGTCCGGCGTCATCGCGTTGAAGCCGGTGATGTTGTCAGCAGCGCGTGTGCGCCCTGAAGCAGCTGCGGTACCAGCATCGACAGCATCGATAACGCCGCTTCGCTCCGCAAAGTTTGCAGCGGCCTGTCGATAAAAGGGCGATGCTTCGGCAAGCGCATTGTTGATCTGGCGCTGCACCTGACCAAGCGCATTCGCCCGCCAGTTTGCTCCCTGGTTGGTGGCACGTTGGATCATGTCATCGACGTCCATCTTGGCACGGAACAGGGTATTGAAGTCCGTTACCTGTGACCTGCCATCGGAAAGCATGCTGCGGACGCGCGCAAGTGCTCCTTCAATTGTGTCATTGCCGATATTGTCGCGCGGGCTGACAATCTGGTTGACCCCCGGAGAAAGTGTCTGGTCAATCGTATCCAGAACGGGCGAGACATTCACCGCGCCTGCATCGCGACGTGCCGCACCGTAAAGCTGATTGGCTTCGGCGTCTCGTGCACTGGTCAGGGATGCTGCACGCTGCGCCGCCGTATCGGGAGCGCCAAAACCTTCTGCGATAGCATTCGATAGGCGCTCGCCCTGCCCCGCCTGGCGTGTCAGGAGCTGATTGACGACTTCCTGCCTAGCATCGTTCGGCGTCCGGGCCACCGAGGAGAGCATCCGTTGGCCAGCGTTGCCGATGGCGTCGGCAACAGCATAGCCCTGCTGTCCATCGTTGATCGCCGACTGCATCGAGTCCGCCACGTCATCGGTTGTCACGCCGGCACGCTGCATCGCTGTGCCCAGCGCGCGGTTTGCAGCGGGCGTCGGGTTCAGACGAGATGTGACCGGCGCAAGAAGGGAACGGAGGAACGAGCCGGCTCCGGCCGTCACATATGGAGCGACAGCGCCGGTGCCAAGGCCAACTAATGCACCGATTCCGCCGCTCTGAAGCCGGTTTAGAAAGCCCCCTTCGCCGCTGCCAAATCCCTGCGCTCCGCCGAGGATAGCACCTTCACCCGCGCCAGCAGCCGCGACACGCCCAAGACTCGCACCACGATTGATGGCATTCGCAGTCAGAGACAGGCCGCTTTTTGCGAGACCGGCGCCACCCGCCACGCCGCCGGCTACCTGACCGGCAAGACGATAGCCGCCGCGGTTCTGCTCGTCAGAGGCATTAGTAGCGCGCTCTTCGGCAAGTGCTCGATTATAGTCAGCATCCTTTGTATCAGACGCAAACGGTGCATTCAGAGCTCGAGCAACGGCACCGAGGGGATTGTATTCACCGGCATAGATCCCGCTGTTGTAATACTCGTCCGGGGGCCGCTGGACCGACAACGGCCCGCTCTTCGCCTGAGCGGCAATTTCGTCGGCGAGCCCGAACGAAAGAGTATCGGCAACACCACGCCCAAAAGCATCTACACGCCCGCCGATGCTATCGCGAGGATCGGCGGCCTGACCGCTGATCAATCGGCCTACTCCGGTGTCGGTCTTGCCTGGCACAACGGAGCCATTGTCGGGCTGCGGCGCCGGTTGACTGCCGAGCGTTTTGGCAATCTCAGAGACGGTCGCATTCTGCTCGTCGGGCGAGAGCTGCTGAAAGCTATCGTCGACCGTCACTCGATGACCGGCGATGTTCAGAACGGTCATTGCTCGATGCTCCATTTAACGCCCGAAGACGTCGTGTTGCCAACAGGCTCGGATGGTTGCGGTGCGGCCAACTGCCCGGCCTGCTGGCGTGCGCGCTGGACGGCGTTCTGGACAACCGTCCGCAGATCGCCGAGAGCGTCTCGATAGTCTTTTTCGCTCTGGGCTGTATTGAGGCGCCCCATAGCGGCCGTAGCCTTCTGACCTTCGACTTCGGTAATCTGACCAGCACCACGCAACGTGTTGTAGGCCTGTAGGAACGTTTGACCCGTGATCTGGTCCATCTTCGACTGAACGCGTTGGGAATCTGTCGTGACGTTCGGCAGATAGCTGCTCTTGCCGAGCATCTTCGGGAGATACGGGTCGTTCGCGAGGCTATCGATCGATGAAAGGATCTGATTTGCAGCGCCTTCGACTGCTGGCAACGCGGTTTGTGCCGCTGCCTGAGCTGTGCCGCCAGCTTTATCCCGTGCCTCCCCGCGAACATCTTTCGCCTGGGTATCAATGATCTGACCCGTCTTGTTATTCCGGGTGATGACAGACGTTCCAAGATCGGTATTGCTGACACCAGGCGTGGGGACAAACCCAGCCGGCAATCTCGTCTGCTGGAATGTTCCATCCTTGGCAAGCTGACCGATGACGGTATTGCCATTGGCATCGGTGCCATAGATGGGTGCTAGGCCATATTCCGTCGATCCTGCCATTCCTTCAGGGGGCGTGATCCACTGCCCGCTACCGGTGTCGTAGAAGGCACCCTTCCCGTTGCTCAAGATTTCCTTCTTGGAGCTCGCGAACTTGCCAAGGCTCTGGACTTCGCCAGTCGATTGGTTGGCGCGGGCGAGCGTGCCGTCATCGAGCTTCACGAAAGACCAAGGCTGTGCCGTCTTGCCGGTCAAGACCTGCTGCCACAGCTGCAACCCGACCTGGCGCGTGTAGGGATTGCGCACCATGGCGGCGATCTGGTCATTCGTGACGTTTTGACGAGTGGCCGGTTGGGCAGCGGCAATCGTGTCAGGACCAGCGCTCGCGACAGGAGCTGCAGCAGCTGGCGCTGCCTGAGCGGATTGCACCGGAGGATTGACCGGCGAAGATCCTGCGGCCGGCGGAGTTTGGCGATATGCCGTCGTCACGACGGGATCGACATAACCGGACTGTGGGCTGGGGCCAAGGGCTGCATTCAACTGCGCAGGCGTGGCCGTGGCCGGATCGAAGCCGGAAGCCGCGGGAGCCGGATTGGTGGCGCGCATCTCGCCGGCCGCACCTGGCATGGGCAATCCTATCGAAGGGTCAAGACTTGCAACCTGTTTCGGCCCTGCAGGCGTGGCGCCCTGCGGCTGGGCATTGGCAAACTGCGAATAATAGTTCTGCGTCATGGCCGCACGGCGCGCAGCCTCGCCGCCGGCCTGATCGTAACCGGCGAACTTCCACGCATTCGCCATAATGCCAGCGGCTTCCTGTGGACTCTTCGCAGCATTGAGGCGCTGAATAAGCGTCGGATCCTCCTGAAGGAAGAATTTCGCCTGTAGCTCTGGACTGATGTTCGATGGGTCAGCGCCCTGCGACTGCGCAAAGTTACGCAGATTGGCAAGCCGTTCGTTACGCCATGACAGGATGCCGCCAGCCGTTCCGGGTGCACCGCTCTGCGACGGATCAGGCCAAGCAGCATTCACCTTTGACGGGTCCCATAAACTTTCCGCGCGACCGGTGGCGGCGAGCGCGGCCAAACCGTATGGGTTCGTCAGTCCGCCGGCCCGCGCCGTGTCGATAAACTGGGTTTGGATATCGTTCGGCGTTCCGACCGCAACGCTTCCCTGTGCCGGGACCGGATTGGTGGCAGCGACCTGCTGCTGTGCGGCCGGCGCGGGAATGCGGTTGCCACCAAACAGCCGACCAAGGAAGCCCGGTTGCTGCTGCGGCGCAGGCGTGCCGGTGATCGCCGGAATGACGTTCTGCTCGAACGCCTTGTTCTGCGCGGCGGTATCGATGGCGCTCCCAAGAGAGTTCGACAGGGTGTCCAGCCAAGAGCGATCGGGGGTCGGCAGAAGCGTGATTGGAACGCGAAGGTTGGCAATCGCCATCTGTCAGCCTCCAAGGCGGAAGTTGGTGTTCATCATCGGATTGACCGAGAACTGATTTTGCGGAAGTTTGCCGATCAACTGGCTCAGGAAACCGCCCGATTGTTGTGTCTGGCCGGATCCGGGCGCCGGCGGAAAATAGCCGTTCGCCGTCATCTGACCTGCCACTTGCTGTTGCGGAACGATCGCGCTCGAGAGCTGACCAAGCCAGGAGAAATCTGGTTTCGGAAGAGTGACCGACATCAGAACAATCCTCCGGTTAGTGCTTTCGTGCCGAGACTGACGCCGGTTCCGAGCAACTTACCGAGGAAGCCGCCGCTATTCTGCGCCTGCTGTTCCTTGACGGCCGCTAGGTCATTGTTGAGACCCATTTGCCCTTGGGTGACGGAGCTTGTGAGCCCAAGGCGATCATTGGCGGTGTTCTGGTAGAGGCTGGCGAGATTGCCAAGAGAGCCGGAGGCACCATTGGCTGCGGTGAGACCCTGACCGGATAGACCGTTGAGGCGATCGAGCCAGCTGCCATATTCCTGATTGGCGAGGCCGGTCCCGTACTGCGAAAGGGCCGTCAGGGTGTTACCGGAATTGAGCATCCCGGCGGCTGATGCCCCGCGGAGTGCCGCCTGTGTCCCCTGATCAAGTGTGAACTGATAACCAGGGTTCGTCTGAAAAGCCGCTGTCGCCGCTGCATTGCCGTCGGCGCCGTTGAGGCCAAGAGCGTCGGAATACATGCTCGTGGCGCTCTTGCCGGCCGTCAGATAGGGATCATAGTTGCTGACCGCCTGATTGAGCGCACCGGCCGACTGAGCTTCACCGGTATTGATGATGCTGTTGCCGGCATTCTGCATGTTGTTGAGCAAAACACCGTTCTGCCCGATCGCCTTCGTCGTCGCCTTACCGATATTGCTGCCCGTCAGGCTGTCGAGAAATCCCATAGTCAGCCTCCTAAGGCAGCGATGCGCTTTTCAGCTTCGCGGATATGTTGGTCGAGCGCCTTCAGATACTGGTACCAGTTCTGATTGACGCGGCCGGTCTGCGGGTCTGCAATCCGCTCGGTCGGGACCGGCAGTTGCGGAAGTGGTGCGAGTGTGGAAGTCATCAGTTCGAAACCGGTGTTGCCTGCTGCGAGCCGCCCAAGATCGAGACATAGACCGGGTCGGATATGTCGATGCGCCAGACGCGGCCGTAGCGCGTCGACATGCCAGTGCGATTGACCACGACTGGCGTGCGCTGCGTTGCCAAACGCCCGATCTGACGTATCAGCGGTGTCCCGAACGAGTTGCCGCCATCATCAGACCACGAGATCAGGCAGACAGGATCTGTCTCGATCGGCTCGTCGCCCGTCACGAGGCCCTGCCCCACGATCATGTCGAAATCAGCGCGTGGTATGGCGATGCGATCGGGGAAATTGACCGTCGGAAGGGAAATCACGCTCTGGACAAGCGGATTGTTGCCTTCCTTCGGATAGTTCGGATCGAGCTTCCAAACATCGGCCGTGGTGCGATCACCGATCATCCAGCCGCTGAAGGCCTTGACCGAGCAGACGCCACGCCAGTGATTGTCCAGATAGCTCGCGCGCTCATGCCAGAAGCCAGTTGCAAGCTCATAGGTCCATGAGAAACTGGGACCTGTCACCGTCGCCCACATATGGCCTGACGTGACGGACACCGTGACGTCGATCGTCGACTTGTCCGTCACGGCTTCAATCAGGCGGTCGAGATCAGGTCCGGATATCTTGGACGGCTGATATCCGCCGTCGAGCCGATAGACGCCATTGTCGTCGGCGACGAATATCAGGCTCGAGAAGCCCTCCTCAATGCCGGCAACGGCATAGGTGTCGGCCAGACCTTTCGAAAATACTGCGGCGCGGGAAAACGGCGTTCCGGTGGCGTTACCGGCATTCTGCCAGAACTCCATGCCGGAAGGCCCGAAGAGAACCAGTTGCTCACCAAAGCCGAAGGCGTTCAGAAGGCCGCCTGGATGGCTTTCGGCTTTGCCGAAGTCGAGCGCATCCACAGCGGTGTCATTGAGCGCCGACACGAAATAGCGTCCATCACGGATCGGAAAGACGAAGTAGCCGTCAATGAACGTCACGCTGATCGGCTGCGGCAGATCGCCGTCTGGATAGGCCACCGGCGGCACATCGCGCTTGACGATGAAAGCGCCGTTCTCTGTCACACAAACGATATCTGGGATCGGCGCCTTGTTGTTGCGAGCGAATGTAACGCGCTTCGTACCTGTGAGCGCGCCAATATCTGTCACCACAAAGGCGCCAGACACGATGTTGACACGAGAAAGTCGATCGGCCTGCGCTACATAAAGATCGCCGTTGTAGAAGTGAAATCCGCGACAGCCGTTATGTGTCGTTGTGGCAACCGGCGAGAGTCCCGGCGCGCGGCGGCGTGCAAAACTGTTGCGCGCTCCCTGCTCCAACGGCTCGGCATAGCAATTGATCAGCCGACCGGAGCCTTCGCCTGGACGTGCGCCTGGCGCCGTGCTCGTGGGGAAAATGATGTCAGCCATCAGAAATATTCCACAGGTAGCACGGAGCCGCGAACGTAGGTGGAGGGCTTAAGCTGCCGAAGGACGTTTTCGGCGGCCTGCTTTGAGGCGTCATTGCGGGGCTGCCCGTAGCTCGGGGCTACGGAATTCGCGAGAATGGTCGACAGGGGCTCAATTACCTCGTCCTCAAATTCCTGCGGATCATTCGCGCCGTAAATCTCGCGCTGGCTCAGTTCCGCAAGCTTGCCGTCGATGATGCCGTCGATATCCTCGACGTTCTCCGGCGGGGGGTTCTGCCCTACCCCGCCGTCAGCCTGCAGCAGTTTGAGCGTGGCAAGAATCAGGTCTTGTCTCGTCTTCATCTCGCCACGCTCCGTTGCTGATTATGCCGTGACGTATTCGGCCTTGTCCGCATCAGACAGGGCGTTGAATGCGTCGGCGTCTTCTTTGGTGAGGCCTTCCTTGATGAGGTCGGCGCCGTTCATGACGGCGAACGTGCCATCAGCCTGTTCAGATGCCAGGAGAACCACGGCAGCAATCTTGGCGGTCGGCGCCGTCGTCTTCGGCGCATCCTTTTCGGAAACCTCGAAATGCCGGTTGGTGCGGAGCTTCGCCAGCAGGAAGGCTTCGCTCTCACTGTCGACCTTCTCGACCTTGCCGTCAAAGAAAGTGTGACCGCCCATCTCGACGACCTTTTCATCCCCCTTGGGGGCACGATAGGTAACGGAGATCTTTGCCATATCCGTCACCTCACTTCATGAAGCCGGTCAGGTAGCACGTTGCCGTGCCATCGACGGCAGTTGCGGAACCGGTACCGAACGCCAAGGCGATGTTGGTATCGGCGGTGAACTCGTAATAAAGGCCGGTTGCGGCAAGCGTCGTTGTCGAGCCGCCTGCCTGGCCGATAGTCGAGGATGCAACGAACCGCGCGGCGTTGCCGGCATCACCCAGCGTGACGGCAACGGTCGGGGTGCCATTGGTGTCGATGTCCGTGAGGGCGAGATACACACCGGTCAGCACGAAGCCTTTCGGAACCTGCAGGAGCTGCGCGGTATTACCGGTGACCTGATCCGCAGCCACGATAGCGACAGGACCGCCGAGCGTCTTCATGGTGCGCGCAAAGCCCTGGTTGCCAGCCTGAGGCTGGCGGAATGCGATACGATCAGCCATGGCCGATCTCCTTTATCGATGGATGGAAGGGAAAGGAGCCGAACGATACCGGCTCCTGGCTTTGCGCCTTACTGGTTGGCAACGCCGGAGACGAAGCCGGTCACCATGCCCCAGTCGACAAGAGAGCCGACCGTTGCACCAGCGCCTGCGGCGAGCGGAGCCTTGGCGATCTTGGCCGTACCGTATTGCGCTTCGATACCGAGACCGGTCACGAAGTCGTAGTCGCCATCTTCGAGCTGCGTCGCTCGGGGCATCTGGCCCATGGCATAGGCAAGAGCGCCCTGGCCGCAAAGGAACACCGGCTCAACATCGATGCCAGCAGCACCGACGCCCTTCAGGAGAAGGCGCTGTGTGATCTCCGGGATTTCCTTGTAGATGATGCCGTCATAGACGAGCTCGCCACCCGTAAAGATCGGGTTATTGTCCGTGGGGTTCTTTTCCCGCTCGCGAGCGTCACGGTTGGCCTCGTACATGACCGGATCGGCCTTCAGATCGCGGAAGGCGCGAGAGCCGAGGAACATCACATACCATTCCTGGTCGGTGTCCTCGATCATCCACGGATTGATCTTCGGCCGGCCATTGTAGACGCCCGGGTTATTCGGATCGACGCCGGTCTGTTTGGCCTGATCCTTCATCAGCGAGCCCACAGCCGCCGTCATCTTGTCGCTTGTGGAATCCACGTTGGCGACGGCGGTGGCAAAGGTCGTCGAGTAATTTGCCAAGGCCGAGCCGAAGACGACACGGTCATAGTTCGCGGTGACCCACGAGTTCTTGTTGCCGGCGGAAGCCGCCGACCACTTGATACCGTTCACACGGTTGCCGGGGGTGCCGAAACGGCCGGCCTGGATCGAGGATGTCGGGATCGACAGCAGGGCGTCAACAAGGTCGTCACGAACGATGCGCTTCGACCAGCCGCTGAGAAGGCTGCGAGCCGTGGAACGGACGCTGAAGGACGATTCCTTGTTCTGCGCACGGTTGTTGGCGACGGCATTACGTGCCCAGTCTGCCCAGAGCGGCATGCCGTAGCTGTCGATCTGCTCTTCATTGCCACGCAGCGTGCCAGCGCCGACGCCGTCGCCGGAAAGCTGGGTGACGAGAGGGACGCGGATTTCCTTGCCGTCGGCTTCCAGATCGGCCATGCGGACGATGATGGAAGTGCTGTCATTGCCCATGTAGGGATCGAACCGCGAGGAGCGCAGAAAGTCATAGGCGACTTTCGTGCGAAACTTGACGAGTTCGTTATTCGGATGGTTCGATGTGAGTGCCATTTGGCTCGCTCCAAGGATTGATCCCGGGCTTGATTACCGTCGCCGGGAAGAAGTGGTCTGGGCGAATAGCGCGTGATCGCTCGTGTCCTGATCGCCGGCCGGCGCATTACCGCCGGAGGGAAGAGAACTGAGCGATGGCGCAAATTCGGTTCGGGGTGCTGACCGACTGGTATTGGACGCTGCAGACGCGCGAGCGCGCTCGATGGCCTGAGCCAGGAAAGCGGGATCGTTCATCTTCTTTTCGAGTTCGGCATTCAGCCATGCTTCGGGATCACCGCCCACGCGGGCAAGCGTCTCTTGCTGCTGATGCCACTTCACCAGGTTGTCGAACGGGTTGCCGGAGGTGGTGATCTGCTGATGCAGACTGGCACCCTGCGGTGTATTGAACAAAGCTTCAGCGGCCTTCTTGGCGGCTTCGACCTTGTCGGCGCCGTGCGCAGCGACCGCACGCGATTCCCACAGTTCTTCCCGCATCTGCTGGATTTCACTTTGGAAAGGCGACATCTGCGACTTGAGAAATGCATCCGGATCATCCCAAAGGGTGACAGGCTGCTTCTCCTGCGGTTGAGCCGGTTGCGGCTGGCGCTGGGTTGTCAGCACCTGCAGCTGTCCATGCATCTCAGCGAGCTCGCGACGCAAGGTCTCATTTTCCTGCTGTGCCGCCTGGCGCTTTTCCCGCTCGTCCTGCACGGCTCTGACCGGGACGCCGCCATTTGCGGGCTGCATCTCGGTACCGGCCACCGGCTGCGAGGTTGTGTCAACGGTCGGAGCCTTGTCGGGCTGCTTGGCTGAGAAACGGCCATCGTCAGAACGTGGCTGCGCGGTCTGTGTCTGTTCAACGACTGGTGTCTGTGTCTCCGTAGTTTCCGGAGCGGAAGCGCCGGAGATTACGGAATCGAATACGTCTATGTCCGATTGTTCGGTCATTTCGAGATTTCTCCAATGTCGTGGGAGGTTTCACGGATCGCCCTTAAGCCTGGCGGCGGCTGATCGCCCATGAAGTCGGCGGCACTCTGCCGGATACGGACCGGCGGCCGAAATCGCCCTTTGAGGATGGCGACTCCTACGTGAGGTTCGATTGTGCCTGCTGCCGGGTCCGCGCTGCCTCATTGGCGGCCTGGACCGGCTTCAGTTGAGCCTCGACATCTGATTTGCGCGCATCTGCCAGCGTCTTCGCGGTCTGCGCGTTGGTGTTCCTGATCTCGGCGACGCTGCGAACAACGTCCAAGTCGCTCGGCGCGCCCTGTTGACGCGGGTTCGCTGCTTCAGAAAGAGCCTTCTGTGCCTGAGCATTACGAAGCGTCGCGGTTGCGGTCGTCACCTTGAGCTGTTCCTGTGCCTGGGCGACCTGTAGCGGATTTGGCTGTGCGGCCTGCTGCTTTGCCTGGTCGATCATGCTCAAGACGCGCTGCTTGACCGAGCCGACAAGCGGCGAAAGTTCTATAAGGACTTCCGGCGGCACCGGCTGACCGCTGCGAGCCATGGCCGTCAGCGTGTCGTAGGCGTCACCTTGCATGTTGATCTCGTCCGGACCTTCATCGATGATGATATCCACGTCGAGCGCGCCAAGGGCATTCACCAGTGTCGGTAGGCCTGTAGCAGGATCGACCGAGAGCTTATTGATGGTGAAGAACTGCGCCATCTTCTGATCATCTGTGACGCGAATCCAGCGCTCCGATGTCCAATGCTCCTGCGCAGCGCACCAGATGGCGCGATAGGTGCGGATCTTGAAGCCCTTGAACGCGAGCATATACGGCCCGAGCTCGGCAATGCCGGCCTGCTGCTGGAGCTGAATGGCCCGGCCTGACATATCCTGCACGCCCTGCCCGATCAGCGCCGGGTTAAAGCCGTAGTTTTCAATCTCGTTCTTTGCATCCTCAAGGAATGCCAGATGGCCTTGCAGCTCCTGACCGCGGGCAGCATCATCGAAAGTTGGCGGTGTTGTGCCAGGAGAAACCTCGATCACGCCATCAGGGCGCGCAGCCTCGCGGCGAACCTGCTCGACATCGTCAACGGAGCCCTTTTCGACAATGACGCGGCGGGAGTTCAGCGTATGGAGCGCCTTTGAGCGCCGCTGGTTCACCTCGTCCTGGCTGGACCTCATATTGCGCACGAAGCCGTAGCGGTCGCCGTCCTGGTCGATGTTGGCCGAATACATGATGTACTTGCACATCGTGCGGCCCTTTTCGTCCTTCAGATAGGACTTGCCTTCTGCAAGGATCAGCGAGCCGGTATAGATGCACCAATACCATTCACCGTTTTTCAGATACCAATGATCGATGATGCGGATGCGGCGCGTCCCATCGCCGCCGGTCACCCACTTGATATCGCTATCGGGGTTGCTGGTCAGCTCGGCGCCGGTCTCGGTTGCCGCCTGGATTTCCGCTTCCTTGTCAGGGAACAGCGTAATCGCTGCATCCACGTCCGACCACTTGCCGATGCCCATGTACCGGGCGTCGGAGAAATCGGGCTTGAGCGAGCGCGGATCATAGAAGAACGACGACGGGTCGACCGGTTCAATGCCGATATCGACATCGCCGGTATCTCCCTGAGTCAGGATGATCTCGACACCGCCAAGGCCATCGACAGCGCCGAAAGAGCCGCAGATCGGGGATTTCGTGCTCCAGTTCTGCTCATCACAGATATAGCGCAAGACGGCCGTCGCAATCTCGGCGCCATCTTCACTGTTCGGCGTCCGTGGGAAGGCGCGTGGGTCTTGCTTCTGGCGCTCAAGGAGACCGATCAGCGCATTGATCTTACGACCGATGCGATTGTAGGTGACGACCGGCTGCTTACGCTTGTTCAGGATCTTGATCTGATCCTTGGTGTACTGGACACCGTGATAGTACCGGCGAGAGTTCTGCTGCTCCAAAATCTCAAGGTTCTTCATGCTCAGATAGTCGAGATATTGGCGCTTCAGGACGCCATGATCTGCCATCTGTTGAGGCGTGGACGGATCGTCATAGCCTATCGTCTGTGACGTGACCGAACCGGCATAGGAAGTCTGAGCCATCAGTATGTCACCCAATCGCCGGCACCGGCATTGTCGGAACGTGGTTTGTAATCTTGGCGCTTCTGCGCCTGCTCATCCTGCTTCGGAGCAAGATATGGTCGCGACATGCAGCCATACCGCGCCTCGTCGGCGACGTGATCTTCAGCGTCGGTGTCCAAGTCTTCCGGCCTGTCCTTGTCATGCTGCAGGAGCGGCACTGTGCGAATGAAATCCGTACAGGTCGAGAACACGAACAATCCCGGCCGCTCGCCGTCGCCTTTCAGCCTGGCGCGCATCTGATCCCAACCACCCATCGCGCCACGCTGAGAGACGCGGGCATTATCGGCACCACGGAACATCACCTTGAACTTCGTCTCGCGCATCATGCGGCTTGCGATCGATGGGCCGCCGTCTTCCGCAAAAGCTGCAGGGTCGAGAACACCGTAGGAGACCTTCTCCGTTGGGTTCTCGATCATCAGCTTGGTATCCGGATCGAACTTCGCGCCCTCGCGCTGGGCAATACCGCGGGCAACCTCTTCTGCCGTCAGCTTCAGACCGACGTTGGCCTCGCCAGCCTTGCAGCCATACCACTCGCGATACCGGACGATCGCACCGCGTGGGATGACACCGGTTTCGGTCGGATAGTCATCACCAGCGATTGCCCACCAGCCGACAGAGAACGGCTTGGCTGATCCCCAATCCATTGATCGGAACCGCGTCCAGTCGGTCGGGACGGCGAAAGGACGAACGATATGCTTTCGAGTGTCCCAGCAATCAAAGAATGCCCCCTCGATGGCGTTCCAGTCGCCGGCGAGCCAAGCCTTGACCAACTGGTCAGAGCCGACCAGATACAGGTTGTTGATGTAATCCGGGTCATTCTCAAGCAGGAGCTTGTTGTCCTCGATCCGACTCGGGATGAAGACATAACGATGCTCTTTGCCGTTCGGCAGTTTGCGCGTCAGCAGCTTCATGCCAGCCGGTGCAGGATCGATATAGCGCTGCTTGATCCAGTGCTGCCCAGCGCCGCCAGGATTTCCGGTCAAGATTAGCTGCGTTGGCACGCCCTTGGCCGAACGCAGCACGCCGAACATGCGGTCAATCGGCTTCGGATCTGGATAGAGGCCAGCTTCCTCGACGCAGGCGTCGGTTACGTTCTGCCCCTGATACTTGTCGGCGTCCTGGACGCGCTCAAGCGGGCGAAAGCGTAGACGGCCACCACCCGGAAACACCCACGTCTTCTTCTGCTCGTTCCAATCGGCGCCGATCTTGCCGTAGATTTCCTTGCTGCGCTCGATCGCATCGTCGAGCATTGGCAATTCGCGCCGGCAGAAGATGGCATTGAAGGCCGACCCATATGTCGCTGCCTTGATGGCATACTTGCCGAGAACGCCGTCAGTCTTGCCGCCACCACGCGCGCCGCCAAAGAACACCTCACGGAACGGGCAATCGACAAGAGCGGTCTGCGGGCCAGCCTGAGGCGCCCAGGCCGTCCTACTTATCGTCGTCTGATCCATGCTCTTTCAGCCAATCCGCCCCTGTCATGGGCTTGGCATTGATGACGAAGTTGACCTTGTTGTTCAGGTCGATATCGAGCTTATCGCCATAGACCTTCGGGCGCAGCTTGCCGGCCATCCATTTGCGGGCCTCGATGCGAACCTGAGACCGACGGATATTCTCGCCGTTGGCGATCCAGCCGGCATCATCTTCGCCGCAGCGTTCCATCCAGTCGTTGCGCGCATTGTCCGCAATATCGAGGATGTCATCGAACAGCGTATCAGCCTGAGCTTCGCGCGCGCGGGCGTATTGGTCCCGAAAGTCAGGGAATGCATTGAGCCAACGAAACACCGTCGTCTTCGAAGGCATATCTTCCGCTTCGCAGATGCTCCTGAGGCTTTCACCGTCTGCTAGGCGCTCGCAGATCTGGTCCGCGGTTTGTTGGGTGAACTCTGATGGTCTGCCAGTCATGTCTACGCCTTCTGATGGCCCAGTTTGAATAAGTGGATAATGGGGATAACCGGCCATCCCGCTTGCGACTCAAGGGCGATCATCGTCTCCTGCCTCTGCAACTCAGAAAGGAATAACAATGAACGACAAGTCAGACGCTTACCTTGGCGAAAACTCCCGTGAGGCGATCGCTTTTAAACTGTTTGAGATGATCGCGGCTGTTGAGAAAAAGTCGACATCTGCAACCGATGAGTCCGGAATCAAAGCCGGCTGGACGAAGGCTGACAAGGCTTACATTCTAAAGACCTATGGCGAATGCATAACTACCGTTCGGGATGGATGGTATCAGTCCCGATAACTCGAAAGCAGCGAACCAGTGGTGGCCGGCACTTTTCAGGACCGGTGGATCAACCTTGGGAGGACAATATGAAGCTCGTTCAGTTCACGCGGATCAATGATGCCGGATCCGTGGCGCTCAACCCTGATCAAGTCACTTGCGTCAGTGTCTTCAAAGGAAACACGATCATCTACATGACAGCGCAGGACAGTGAGGGGAAGGGCCTTCGTTTCGCGGTAGAAGAAGACTACGAATTCGTGTGCAAAGCCCTCACGCTCCAGTGACACGATATGAGTTTCCTACCGGTTGACCCACTTCGCACCGTTTATGAAAGGGCAAGCATCCCCGGAGCGGCGGCGCAGTCCTCTACAGACGCGAGGTGAAAGCCATCGCGGTTCCACGCATCAAGCACATAACGCCTTGAAGAAGGAATAACCATTGCAGCGCTATAGCCATAACATCTCTGAGGAGATCAAATGAGTTGGAAATTCTACGGTCACGCCGCAGTTTTTGGCGTTCCTGACACAGTTGGTGACATCATTTGTCCGGGTGCTTTCACAGAATTTCTGTCTACCGAGGGACATTTAGAGATTCCCATACTTAATGGTCATGAGCAAAATCAGGCAGTTGGCAAGCTCCTGCATATCCATCAGGATGCATTCGGGCTATTCATCGTAGGAGAATTAGTCGCGCCGCTTCCTCCACCCTATGCAGGACTTTCCATCGGGCCGACAAATTCGCAAGGCTCGCCTTACCCAAATGCTTACGGCGGCAAACTCATCAGAGTATGCCATCTGAATGAAATCTCTATCGTTATTACCCCGACCAATCCTGTATGCCGTATCCTAGGGCCTTGGGAAGCAAAAATCTAAGACGAAGAGACAGCAGCAATGCTGCTCAACAACGAGGTTGACGCTCTAAGGAAGTTAGCCAGCCTGCGGCATATAGAAATTTGTTTTCTCTGCTCCGAAATTGAAAATCTCAAAATCGACGCTGGATCAGAATACGTCACTTTCTTCGTCGAACATTGGCTCCGCGCCCGGTCACCCGGTGTTCGAATTCCCGAATAGGAAGGGTCGATTGCGGCACTACCGTTCGGCTCGCTCCAATAGCTGCCGGCGGCGTTCGTTTCGCCAGTTGGCATGAGCCAGAACATCCGCCCTCACCTGCTCCTTCTGGCCGGTCACCTCGTCATCGCGCCAGTCCGTCGCGCAACTCTTCGAAGCTACCGTTATTGACGTGTCTTTTAGGGCAATTTGCGTCACGTCGTCAAAGGCAACTGTCAACCGGACGCGATGTTTTTGGTTGAGATTGTCCGCAATTTGTTGACAATGCGCAGCTATTCGGCGCTCAAAAGTTCTTCGCGACATGTCGATTTTCTTCAGATAGGCATCGAAGTAGACGCCCTTCCTGGTTTTGACGAACGCGTAATCGTAGACGAGTTTGCGTCCCTCCTCGTTCAGGTACGTGTTGATCCAGTCCCAAGTCTGGTACATCCGGCTGATGGCGCCGGCCGAAGGTATCCTTCTAACCGTCGTTTCGTTGTAGCCGTAGCCCTCCATCATCTCACGAACGATGTCCGACATGGCACCAAGCCCCATCCGGGGGCCCAACGCTGCTGGTGAGGCTCTGAGGGTCAAAGCGCCCTCAATGATCTGCGCTCTCACCTGCTCGTACGTCCACTCGGCGAAAACCATCGTCATGCTGCTTCTCCTCGATAAGGCCATAGGCCGAATTGCATCCTGAGGGCGACCAGGATCTCGTCACTCGTCGCCATTCCGTATTTCATAGTCTTGGCACCACGCCGGATCGCGCCAAGGTCGATTGCGTCGAAGTCGGCGATAAGCGAGGGCCGTCGAACCAGTTCCGGATTGGCGATAAGAAGGCGAGAAACCGCTTTCAGGACATCGGCAAAGAGTTCACCGGCATTGCTCTTGTTCCCAGTAACGAGCATCAGAACTAGGCGAAGATGATCTTCACCATGGCGACGGCCGATCTCTCTGAGGGTTGGTTTGCAGTAACATTCCCGAGCTTTCCGGCTCGTTGGGCTGTGGTGCCGCCAATCGTGAAGGGTTACCCCACACTGACGCGCAACTCGGTGGACGTCACAACGTTTTTCTTGCGACCATATATACTTTGGAGCGTCATGCTTCATCGCGATCTTCCAGTGGACAACCGTACAACCATTCGTAGATTAGCGGGACGTTGGAAATTTGAGGGGCAATCGCGATGAATGAGCTCGAGCTCGTGAATCTTCTTAACAATGAGCGGAGATCGTTCACTGGAGACGGGGCGGAGATACGAGCGAGACAAACTGCGGATTCTCAACTGCGCATCTATCTGGATCTCTTGCAGCTCGCAGCGAATATTTCGTGGAGACCTAGCATGGGGACTGGGGGTGGCAGCATCGCCAGAGCGAGCGCTAAAAATTTGAGAGATCGCCTGGAGCCTATATTTCGCGAGAAGATCAAGGTCACTGAAGAGCTCACGGGTGTCTTCCTGATTTCTGCACCATTTCCAGTAATCGACGAAGGCCAGTACAGAGCGTGGAAGACTAGAGAAGTTGTTGGCAATCCAGGTACTCAAGAAGAAGCGCTGCGAAGTTCCGCATTCATTACTGCTTCTGTTATTTATGAAGGGCTTGAGAGAAATGCCATCGAGAGAGCGGCCCCCGACTCGGTAGAGAGTGACGTTCTCGCCGCAATGTACCGATACAGCGGTATGAAAGTATGGCGGAAAATGCTTGCGGAGGACCGCTCTCCTTTGTCTTCCGAGTTCGCACAATTGGCGGCTGAGAGTGAATCGCTTGCGAAGGCCGCAGGAGCAGAACGCGAGCAGTACAAATCGACGGTAACCGAAATAAATGCGCGACTGCAGCTCGCAAATGAAAGTTCTGACAAGCTTACCATCGCCGTTGCCGAGGCAAGCGAGCGCTTGGAGAACATGGAGCAAAGCGCGGAAAAGCGCCTTGAGGCGCTGGAGAGGTCGCTCCGAGCGGAAATGGAACTCAATACCATGCGAGAGCTTTGGAAGGAGCGTGCTGAGCAAGCTCGAAGATCGCTCCGAATTTCGCTTGGCACAGTAGTAGCTATGGGGCTCGCCGCAGCGTTTGTCGTATGGTACTTCGGTTCTACCATCCTCAACTTCGTAACACCGTTCAACCTTAGAACGCTGCTTCTGAACACAAGTGTCGCCGGGGCCGTTAGCCAGCAGATCGGTAGAGTTGTACTCGTATCCGTCCCGATTGTGATCTATTTCTGGATCATGAAGATTGTCGTAAGGATATTGATCAGATCTTTGCTCCTCATGGACGATGCCCGCCAGCGCCAGACGATCATGGACAGCTATTTCCTTCTTACGAAGGAAGGGAAAACTGACGACCGCGCTATGCCGATGATGTTGTGGGCCCTTTTTAGACAGATCCCTGGACATGGACCCGACGGCATTGAACCACCTGACTTTACCGAGGCCATAAACGCCGGACTGAAGACTGGTATTCTCCCGAGATAGAGGATCAGCCAAATGGGCGGCTCTTGTCATGCTGCCCCCATGATTTGGCGATACTCCGCGTCGAGATAATCGTCGATCGAACCTGCGAGGCGTGCAGCATCCATCGCATCGCGCCGACCCAGTAGGGACAGCTCGTCGGCGCGTTCGTTACCTTCAATGCCGACATGACCTTTGACCCAGGCGACCGTCAGCGCCGAGCATTTGTTCAGCGCCTCGTCGATCGCCTTCCAGAGATCGAGATTCTTGATCTCGCCCTCGGCATGCTTCGGCGAATTGGGCTTCCGCTTGCTCCACCCATTCCGCTTCCAGTTATGCCGCCATTCGTTGCAGCCTTTGACCACATACTGGCTATCGCACCAGATCGTCGCTGGCTGATCTTTCATGAAATGGTCGATGAGCCATTGGATCGCCTGCAGCATGCCGGTGAGCTCCATGACGTTGTTCGTGGTCTCGCCAAGCCCACCGGATAGAGCCGCAAGCTCCCGGCCGTCCCGGTAGACAACCACACCCCAGCCACCACTCCCAGGGTTCGGCTCGCAGGCGCCGTCGCAGAAGATATGTACGCCGAAAGACGTATTCGGAATTTGGTTGACCTTCTCTGCCCCGGCGATATGTACGGCTCGCTTTGAGCGCTTTGCGGCGGACCGAGCCGGAGCGGCCGACGACGAAATTTCCCTGTTGGCCGTTCCGTTACGCCTAGCTTCGGAGGCTGGCTTTGCTACAGCATTTTCCGGGATTGCTTTCTGGATCAGCAGCATCGTCGGAAACATTTCCTCGCCCTGAGGTGGGAACACGTAGCTCATCGGCCGATCCCCTGTATCTGGTGAAAGCACTGATGAGGAAACGCCGATATCGAGATGGGTGCGTCCGACGGTAATTTTAGGGGGCAACCGTCGGACGCTGCACTGTCCGACCCGAGGGTGGCATTCAGGCCGGCGATTAGAATATTAGCATCTACCACTGGTTTATTTGAGCTACCCGTATGGGTTGGCGCCATAGGCATGGGAACCGCGGAATCGTTGGAGCCGATCATGCTGCCCCTCCTTCAATCAGGGGCTCCCGCCCATGATTTTTCAGGAAATCGGGGAGCACCCAGTCGGTACGACCGCCCTCGTGCATCGAGCGGATGAACTCCTCGCTCGTCGGCTCGTTGCAGGCGCGAGGGACTTTGGTGTTAAATTGACGCTCGACCTCGACCTGGAGATGTTCCGGCCAGAGAAGATGCACTGGGTCGCCAGCCATCGCCGCTGCGATAAAAACGTCTATCTCCGGATCGGTGGCAATGATTTCGCGCCAAAGTTCGCCAGCGGCGCGAGCTGCTTTGCTGGCATGATGGTGCTTGGTGCGCTCCACGACTTCCCAGCCCATGCAACGAAAGGCACAGAAGTCGAGATAGAGATAGGCTTCCGCCTCGGTCATTTTCGGGAGTTGGGTCATGCTGCTTTCCTTTGCAGGGGCAGCACCTTCGCGCCGCCGGTTGGACGGGGAATGTTGAAAGCCTGCTCGATCCGGATTTTTGCGAGCAGTCTAGGCAACGCGTCGATGACGACGGCCTGCGACTTCGGGCGGCTATCGGCCCACGCGAAAAGATCGGGTTCACTCATGCTGCTATCTCCCGAAGGAATTCAGGGGTGAGTTCATCATATGCAAGTCGGATGAGCGCCTCCGCGAGGCGTGACTTGTCAGTGCAGATGGATGTCAGCCAGATACGGGCTTCGTGGAGGTCAGCGGGAGGTTGAAGATCAGGGTCGTATCCCCTTAGAGATTCCTCTCTACCTTCAGAGCTATACTCTCTACGGTATTCTTCTACGGTATTGGGTAACGTTTCGTTCCAAACAGGGGTAACGTTTCGTTCCCAATTATCATTTTCGGGGGTGATCGTTTCGTTACCCCCGTGCTCCGCAGAGCGCTTTCTTTCGCGCCGCTTTTGATCTCGTTTCTCAGCGGCAAGACTTTCCCGGGCAATTCTTAGGTGATCGTCAATCACCTGCTTTCGGCAATTCACGAGCCGATAAAGTGTCGCTCCTCCCTCTGTCTCATAGAGGGGCTCAAGATAGCCCAGCTTCTGCAACAACGCCTTTGCCCTGCGAATGGCAGGCTTGCTGTTGCCGGTTCTCAGCATAAGCTCTTGCAGCGAGCAAAAGGCCTGTGGATTGGATTTGCTGGCAAAATGCAGGTAAGATCTGATCACTGCCAAGCATGCTCCCTTTGCAAGGGGGTCGGCCTGGACGGTATCGGCGAATTCAAACTTCCACGTCGCGCTGCTGGTCTCTTTTGCCTCGGAAGTTGTCATGACGCACTCCCACTGCGAAGCGCATCTGCCCATGAAGCCACATCATCGGCTAATATAAGCGTCCTCGAACCGATTTTTCTGGTCGAAAGACGGCCTGCGGAAACCTCATTATAGAAGGTGCTCCGTCCGATGCTGAACATCCGGCAGAACTCCTTCACTGTATATGCGGCCTTGCGGCCGGTACTCATCTCATTCACTACGTCCATCTTCATCTCCGCTATTGCGAGAACAAAAAAACGGCCGCACAAGCAGAAGCCTTAATCGACTTCCGTTCATACGGCCGTGACTCTTGATAGTCCTCTCCTCAACTCTCCCGCGCGGCAACGACCAGACGGATTCAGAGCCAAGGTGGCTATGTCAGATAGACAGGTTCGGCTGGCAATCGATCTATTCGATGCGGGCCTAGCTGCGATCGTCGGGAAAAATATATGAACAACGGCGGACAGAAACAAGCGGCATCGAACACTCTTTGTTCGGCCTGCGTTCTTTTTTGTTCCACAGCCCCCCGTCATACGGACACCTCCACTGGAGGGAAGATGTCGGGACGAAGCTGTGACTTCTGAATGGCTCCTTTTGTTGCTCTATCAATGGCATTGGCAAGTTCGGCAGATACGCGGCCGTTTCGTTTCGCGTACCAGATGGCATTCTGAGAATACCCGGCCAGTGTCCCAAGCTTAGCTTCGGATCCAGCGATTGTGATGGCGGCCTCAATGAGCCTTGTAATTTGCGATGAGTTTGATTTGTGTTTCATAACGAGTGAAAACTACTCACAATTCGTTTGCATTTCAACACATATTTAACTCGCGGCGTGTTTTACAGCGGGCGCCCGAAATGGCTTATGGGATTTAGTTCGAGGGAATTGAATATGACGGATGAACACAAACCGACTGTAATGGAGCGGCTGCTAAAGGCCCGCGGTGACGAGATACGCCAAGCACGAACAGCTCTCGGCTGGTCACAAGCGGAACTTGCAGAGAAGGCAGACACCACTCAGCAGACTGTCGACCGCATTGAGCGCGGTGTAACGGAGAAGTCCAAAGCGGCTCCCAAGTTGAGGGCCATATTGGGGCTGCCGCCAATTATCGGAGATGTTCAAAGTACCGCAGCGTCGGCGGCTTCACATAAGCCAGATATTCACTCGGAGGATTACGGGCGTTCACAGGAAGAAAATGGCCGTTCTTTCAGGGATTACGAAAAAATCCAGAAAGTCGCCCAAGGAACGCATCTGCCAATCTACGCGCTTTCGGAGGAAGACAAGTCCAGGCTGATTTCTGACAGGTTTGCGGACTCAATTCCAAGGATTTACCCTGTTCAGAATGTCGACACAGCATACGGGCTTATTAGCAGAGATTTTCTCATGGAGCCTGTAATCCGCCCAGGCGACATAATAATTGTTAACCCGAACCTACCTGTAATTCCCCAAAGCGAAGTCGTTCTAAGCCGAAAGGATGGGGACGCATTCTATGTTCTAATCCGATCGCTAGTGACCGAGAACGAGCATAGTTGGACGGTTGAAAATCCACACAGCGGTTTCGAAACGCTTGAAAAAAGTGAGTGGCCAAGAGCGGAACTCATTGTGGCGAAAATTTCCCGCACTCGCTAACTCGTAAATTATGTGTTGACGTTCAATAGATGAGTGAGTTATGTGTTTCTCCACCAACCCGATGGAGCGAACATGGAATCGCATCACAATCTTCCGAATGTTGTAGGCCATTTGATCCGCGCCGCTAGAAACGCTCGGGGAGTTTCCCAGGGCGAAGTAGGCGCGGAGATTGGCGTTACGGTGCAGGCGATAAGCCAGTGGGAACGAGGTGAAACAAAGCCTTCAGGCATTAATCTCATCAAGTTGGCCGCGCTATTCGGCATCAACTTTCCAACGGCCGAAAATGTTCTTGTTCAGAACATTTTCCCCGATCGCGAAGTTTCCGCACCCTCCATCAAGCTTTCAGAGCTTCGCGAACAGGTCGAAGAGATTGCCGACCTTCTTCATGCCCTCGACAAGATCGGCGACGGCATTGGCGACTCGGACGGCTATGCGGTTTCTGCCGTGGCGCTGAACGCCAGGTCCATCGCCGGCAACGTGCTCTGCAGTCTGCGGGTCATGGAGGGCAAGCGATGAACATGCTCACCACCGTCGCCGTCACCATGTCCAGCCGCGAGATCGCAGAGCTGACTGGTAAAGAGCATCGCAACGTCAGGCGCGATATCGAGAAGATGCTTTCCGAGCTTGGCGAAGATGCGCTCAAGTTTGAGCACATCTACCGCGACAGCATGAACCGCGATCAAGCCGAGTATCGTCTCGACCGAGATCTCACGGAAACGCTTCTTCTCGGATATAGCGCGCCACTGCGTCTCAAGGTCATTCGCCGTCTACGCGAGATCGAAGCCACGCTAGCGGCTCCTCGCCCGATGACGACGGCGGAGATTGTCCTGCAGAACGCTCAAGCGCTCGTCGACTTCGAACGTCGTCAGTCCGCCGTCGAGCAGCGTGTCGACATGATCGCCTCGATGACATCGCTTACGGCCAAGCCGCAAAGCACGGAAACGAAATCGGAGATCAAGGCGCGGATCAACAAGCAATATGGCTTGCCCGCGTGGCTGGTCGACGAGGTGCTGACATCGATTTCATATCGGCCTCCCGTCTTCGCCATGGTCAAAAACAGCCATGAGAGCGCCCTAGGCAGCAGCTTCGCCGTCTATCAGATCGTCGATATCTCGAAGCTCTTCAAGCGGTTCGTGAGCGAGTGCCAGAAGGCGACGGCGACGACCGCGACACATCCGAGCATTTCGGGCCGATTCAAACTCATCAAGCGCGAGTGATCGGTTCTCCCGTATTGCAGCGCCGTGGCTGATCCACGGCATTTTCTAAAAATGGAGCAGTAAAATGACAGACCCGATTCAATCGGAGGGCGGAGCTATGGCCAGTGCGCCGGTTACCAAAACTGAGAGACCTGCCGCGCTTCTTATTTTGGACGCCAAGGATGTCTTGTCGGGAGTTAAGGAACTCAACACCGCGCTTTACCTTGCTACGCATGGTCTCGGTGAGCGCGCCCATATGAACGCGTTGGCTGCACTCACGGATATCATCAGCGGCAAGATTGAAGAAGTTGAAGAAATCCTCGATGCGGCGATGGCAGCGCGGGGAGCACGCTGATGCCCAAGACTCTTTCCGAACTATCCTTCACGTCAATCCGGGAAAAGCCAGAAAAAGGCCAATTGCCCCGCTGCTTCTGGAATGTGACGCCTGCGGGCAACTTTGCAGCGGACAACGCGCTCGGAACAAAGCTCGGCCTCGAATACCTGTCCTTTGAAGAAGAGGATGTGGATGGCCCTGGCATTCTGAACCAAATCGTCAACGACATGCCGCGCCCTCTGACGGTTGTCGAGCGTTCGTTTCTCCAGATGGTCTGTTTCCAGGCACGCGCCGGACGCGGTTACGCGAGGCGCCTCAAATCTTATTGGGACAATTGCAAAGCGGAGGAGGCCGACGATGCCGAAGCGTGAGGAGAATTACTCGATGGACGAGATCGAGGGCGACGTCAGCCACCTCGTTCACCTGCTTGATGAAATCATGTCGAAGATCCTTGAGGTTGATCATGGACCTCTGAGTTCTTCGGACAGCAACTATATTAATCGCGCCTGTGCTTTCTGCTGGGTCGCACGAGATATCGCAGAGCGCATTGAAGCCGGATTTTCCAGCGCCCGCCGTGCTGATCGCTCGCCCGCCAAGGAGAACGCCCATGCATAACGTCAAAGTCGAAGACGCATTGGGCGCCTCCCTGAGCTACCTGCATGCCATGAAAATGGCGCTCGAAAGCTGCGAGGCGCTTGGAGGCGGCGGGAGGGACTATTGCGCTTTTCACCTCCTTGTCGAGTCCGCCGAGGCTGAGGTCATCAAGGCGCAGTCGGAGTTCGATCTAACTGGCAACATGCAGCTAACAGATCTGATATCCGGATATCTGATAGCACAAAAAAACTGGGAAGCTCAGTTTGCGGCGGATTGCGACAAAGCCACCGACTCCGCCGAGTGGCGGAAGTATATGGAGCTTAGCCGCGCGATTATCGATTTCCCATGTTCGACGATGATGGAAATCCAGCACCGGGCACGGTTCATGCTTTCTCAGGAAAACCTCGTCGACTTGCTCGCCAATTGCGCAACAGATGTTGCGGTGCGGGATTTCTTGAAATCAATGCTCGGCAGCCCTGTGGATAACGGGGGAAATTAGGCGATGGCGCCACGTACCAGCAGCGAGATCGATGACGACGAGCCGGTGACCCTTGCGGAAGCCTGTCGCCTGTTTTTCGGTGGTCGGCTGACGAAGTCCGCTCTTCGAACAGAGGCGCGAAAAGGCAATCTGGAAATCCTTCAGATTGCCAACAAGGATTTCGTCACACGTCGATCAATCGAAAGGATGAAAGAGAAATGTCTCAAAAAAAGCGACCAGCCCGTCTCTGGCTCAGGCCAGACACCGGTACTTGGTTCATCAAAGACGGTTCCAAACGTATCCCCACGGAATGCGGCGAAGCTGAGGTTGAAGCAGCTCAGGGAAAGCTTGCCGAATACCTCAACGCCGCCTACCGGCCGCAGCGCAGCAGTCGTTCCGCTGAAGTCACAGTAGCGGACGTCGTTATTCTATATTCGGAGGAGAAGGCGCCGAAAACGGCTCGCCCGAAGGAAACGATCGCGATGCTGGACCGCATCACCGACTTTTTCGGGGATATGACACTGACGGAGGTCAAAGGCCAGACTTGTCGGGAATATGCCACGGACCGTGGCAATCTTGGTGGCGCGCGCCGGGACTTGGAGGTGCTGCGGTCAGCGATCAACTACTACCACGCCGAGCACACGCTCGACATGGTGCCGAAAATCACGCTCCCGGAAAAGGGAATGCCTCGGCAAAAGTGGCTGACCCGGCAAGAGGTAGCACGTCTGCTGCGCGCCGCCAGGAATGAGAAGCAGTGCAAACATCTTGTCCGGCTGATCATGATCGGGCTCTATACCGGGACGCGCCTGTCAGCGGTTCTAAACCTGCAATGGATGCCGAACACGACGGCCGGCCATGTCGATCTCGATCGAGGCGTAATCTATCGCCGTGCCGAGGGCGAACGCGTTGCGCATAACAAGCGTAGGACACCGGTCAAGATCCCCCCTCGCCTTCTCCGGTTCCTGCAGTACTGGCGCAAGACCGATACCACCATCGACGCGGAAGGGCGCCAGGTCACGAAGCGCTTCGTCATCACCTATGCCGGCGAGAAGATCACGAAGCCTCACAAAGCCTTCAGGACGATCAGGGACGCGGCCGGGTTCGCAGATGACGTCACGCCTCACGTCTTGCGTCACACGCGCGCCACGTGGCTTGCACAGGCCGGCGTCGAGATCGAACAGGCAGCGGCATCATTGGGGATGACTTCGGAGGAGTTTGAGCGCACTTATGCTCATGCGCATCCGGACTTTCAGCAGCAAGCCGCGAACGCTTTCTAA